GTGAACGGGTCGATTCTGTCGGCGTTGCGGGCCGCCCACACGTACTCGTCGAAGGTGTTACAGCGCCATCCCGTGTAGCCGTGAACGACCGTCTCGGTGAAGCCGCCGAAGTCGCTGGAGATCACAGGGCACCCCGACGCCATCGCTTCGAGCGCGACCGCGCCGAGCGGTTCCACGTAGCGAGTAGGCGACAGCAACGCCTTCGCGGATCGCATGAGTTCGCGACGCACCTTCAGCGACGAGATGCCGGCGTACTTGGCGCCCTGGGGCCACTCGGCCACGAACGGGGAAGCATCGCCGCGGCCCGTGAGGATGATGGGCGTCTGGAGTTCCCGCGCGACCTGCACGGCGATGCGGACCCCCTTGGGCTCCAGCATGCGCGTCTGCACCAGGAAGAAGTCTTGCTTGTCCCTTGTCGGCACGACCGGGCCGAACAGGTCCAGGTTGAGCCCCAGCGGAATGACCTGCCTGTACCACTTGTCGCCGCCCCAGTTGCCCTCGAGGCCCTCGTGGAAGTGCCGCCAAGCGTTCGACAGATACACGCGGAACGGTGAGACGGCCTTCGGGTAGCCGATCCCGACCTCCACCACGATCTGCGGCAGGTCCTTGATGGCGGGCTCGTAGGGGCAGAGCGTCGCCACGATAGAGCTGTAGGGCTCGCCCCCGCGGGCCAGGACGATCTGGCGGACCTTCGCCGCGAAGTCGTTCCAGTGCTTCCCGTAGGCGTGGTCGATCGACAGGATGAACGGCTCCAGCGGCCCACGCGACCCGTACAGTACGCGCCAGACCTCCTCGCTGGCGCCGTCGACGTGCTCGACCCCGGCGGGCACCACGCTCCCAGGCATTCCGATGTGGATGACCTCGTGGCCGCGGTCCACCATCATCTTGGCGAAGTACCAGAGTTGCTCGGTGAACGGGCAGACGTTGACCAGGTCCTCGTCGCGAGGATCGATGGTCTGTGTATGGGCGAAACCTGTTACAAAAATTCGCATGAGTTACCCCTTGAATCCCGGTGGCCTGCCCTGCCACGCCGGCTCGGGTGCCGGTGGCAGCGTGTCGCCGTCGTCCGGCATCGGGCAGGGCAAGACGATCATGCTGACCTTCTTCGCCCGGGCGTCGGCCTTGTCCCGATCCGACCAGACCGAATCGACGGCGTTGCAGCAGTGGACGACATAGACGGTCTTCAATGCTCGGTGTCTTTCTTATAAGGATTTTCGCATCCGGCTTCCGACGCAAACGCGAAAAACTTCTTGCTGCGCGAGGGATGACGTAGCTTGCGCAGGGCCATCTCTTGGATCTGGCGAATCCTCTCCGGGCTCTTACCTAGTGATACGCCTATTTCGTCCAATGTTTTGTCTGCATCTCCGCCAAGCCCAAACCGTTCCGTAAGGACTTCGCTCTCAATCGGACTCAAGCTCATCAGAGCCTCGCCCATTAGACCCTCTAGCTGCTTGCGTTCCATTTCAAACTGCGGACCAAGTGCATCTCGCCTGAGCGAGTCTGGAATCAGCGCTCTTATTTCCTCAGCGTCGAATGAGCGCTCTGCCATTGGCTTGTCCACGGCCAGCACCACTTCTGGAAACAGATCCTCGGGCAGAACTCGGTAGAACTTCGCCAGCAACTGCGCACTCGGGCACCATCCGCTTTTGTCTTTCTTACTGGTGGGGGTACACCTGAGATTCTCCAGACTGACGTATACGCCATACGACATCCCAACTTTCTCGGACAGTTCGATCGTGCTGAGCCCGAGCGCTTCCCGCCTTGCCTTCAGCAAGTTGTTCTGAAGCTTCACGACCATACGAATCGCTTTCATCGGGTTTTCGGGGCGGAAACCCCGTCCTTTAGGGCGGGGAGGAAGTCAAGGTAGGCACACGATGTCGTATTCCCGCTTGCCGTCGTAGGGGTTGAACGGAACCCCCGTGCGGATGTCATGGCAGCGCGGGTACTCCAGCCAGCACAGTTCCCGGTGTAGCCCCGCGATGGATGAGCCCGCGGCCTCCAGGGCGGCGCCGTTGACCTCGATGACCATGATGGGGCAGCACCGCAGGATCGTCATGCGGGCGCCCCGCAGTGCCCGGACCTCGTGCCCCTCGACGTCCCACTTGATGAGCGCGGGCGAAAGCCCCAACGAATCCAGCGTGCCGACGATGATCGTCGTGCCACCCCTCGGCGTGATGCGACTCGCGCCCACGTTCGGATCTCGCGCTATCGACGTCTGCACCTCACAGTCAGAGAGACCCCAGTTGTAGAGCTTCGCGTTCGCCAATTCCCCGCAGTTATGCTGGAGGCACGCGAACGACTCGGGCTGTGGCTCGAACGCATGGACGACGCCGGCCTTGGTGGCATAGGCCGCCGTGTGGTCGCCGAGACTCGCGCCTGCATCGACCACCACGCTGCCCTCGGGTATCAAATCCAGCACCAGCGGAATGAGCCCGCACAGGTCGGCGTCGAGACGGTGTTCCTGTTCGATCCACCGGCTCAGGTGCGTGTCTTCCTTCAGGACGGCGATCCTTTGCTCGCCTTCGAGGCCGGGGATTGTGCCGGGGGTGTGGATGATGGTCACGGAGACTTCCCCGCCGCGTCCCGCTCGGTCAGCATCTTCTCCAGCAGCAGCGCGGTCCCCGCGTGAATCAGCGACCCCTGGGCGGCGCGCTCTATCGAGTGCCGACAGAGAGGCTTCAGATGTCGGGCCGCTTGGCAGATGCCTTGGTCGTCGATGATGGCCTTGAGCCTCGCCTGGTGCTCGGGCTTGAGCGCGACGCTGTTTTTCTGCTTCACGCCCGCCACGGTATCACAATCCGCAGCCAATAGACAACATGCAACAAATACCATGTTTGTTGGTGGCTGAAATCGTGAGGTAGCTTACTCGTGATACGCTGCCAGTCTGACCAAGTTGTGTTACCCGTAAAGGTACACGACCATGGCCAGCCAAGTAGATCCGAAGAAACTCCAGGACCTATTGAAAAACTCCCAGACGTCGGTGCCTGAGCCCGACGACGAGGAGGACGAGCCGGGAGGCACGACGGACGAAGCGGCTGGCGGCGATGACGAAGAGACCGACGACGATGAGCCCGAAAAGGAAGAGGCCACCGTCGAGTCGATCGCCAATGACCTGAAGCCCGCCGTCGCGACCATCAACGAGATCATCGACGAGTTCCGCACCGGCACCGACGCGCAGCCCAAGGCGGGCGTCGAGCAGCTCGAAGAGGAACTCGACGCCGAGACGATTCACGACTTCTGCGCCTGGACCGACGAGGCCGGCAAGAAGGACTTCCGGGCGTTGGGCGAGCAGCTCGACCTCGAAGACGTCGACGGTTTCGTGGGCTGGTGCCGCGCAGTTCGCAAGATGGAAGAGGAAGGCACCGGCGAAGGTGGAGGCGACGAGGAAGAGGTCGAGACGGAGCCCGGGGGTGACGAAGGTGGTGGCGGAGACGAGAACGAAGCCGTCGAGACACCCGAGGACGAGTGATGCCAGGCAACCTCAAGCGCCCCCAGGCCGAGCCCGCCATCGGGACCGTCAACACGGACCTGTCGCGGACCCAAGCGCCCGCCGATCCGCGATTCGTTCGCGACGACGAAGCGCTGCCGCCACCGGACGCCACGGGGCTCTCGGCCAGCGCAGGCAAGGTCGTGGCCAAGACGCCATCGCTCCCGAGCGACCTCGCGGGATACCCGAGAAACAAGCCGGCGTTCGTCGCGACGCCGAGAAAGCGCACCTGAGATGAGCACGCAAGCCATGTCCCCGGGCCGGCGCAGGGCGCTCGCGCTCTCGGGATCGAAGATTCGCCCGGACGTTCAGTACGCGGCACCCGACGGCCATCCGATGGGACCGGGCGTGCCGGCGCAACTGGCCACCAAAGTCGAGAAACCTTTGCTCGAAACCGGGAGCACCAAAGCCCCCGCGGCCGAGCGTCGTTTGCCGTTCGCGGCGCGAAAGTAACCACCGAGGAGAACCCCATGTCCGAGATCAAAGACCCCGTGAAAGAGTACGACGCCCAGCACGGCACCCCCAAGGGCGAGACGCCGTTGGAGCCCGACACGGCTTCGACCGCGATGCCGACCAACGAAAAACCGTTCCCGTTCAAGTCCACGTCCGGCGGCGCTTCGTAGTCGCGGGCTGGAACCATCACACCCTTCAGGAGAAGAACCAATGTCCAGCACCGTCACGAAAGTCAACACCGTCCGCGACAACATGAACTCCAGCAAGCTCGGCGTCCAGGCCGACGCAGAACTCAAGGCCCCGCTGGGTGACATCCTGTCGATCCTACTCGACACCCGCAACCCCAGCGTGACGGTGTCGGGCACGACCGTCGGCAGCGCCGTCACGCCGTCGTCCGTCGCGGTCTCGGCCGCCACGGCAGTCTCGCCCGCGTCCGCCGCATATGCGACGGGCGACCAGACGACCCTGGCGAACCTGGCGAACGCCCTGCGGACAGAGCTGAACCTGGCCGTGACCGACATCGCCAACATCGGCGCGCTGCTGAATCAGGCGCGAGCCGACATCCTGAATCTGCGGTCGGCTCTCGCGGCCGTCACGACCGGCGGGGTCATCGGCGGCGCGACCGAGACCGGCAAGTCCGTCACATCCAGTACGGGCGTCTGCGCGGCACTCAGCCAGGCCCCGACGACCAACGGCCTCATCACCGTCAACGCCACCGCGGGCACCAGCACGGGCGTCAAGAAGATCATGACCAACCCGACCCGTCTGCCGAACCCCGGCGAAGTCTACTGGGACGGCGGCGTGAACCTGACGTTCAACATCGCCGATGCCGTCACGTCCTGCGACGTGATCTACAGCAAGAGCGACCTCACCCAGGCCGTCTCCTGCCTGATGCGCTCGATGCCCGAGTAGTCCCAATCCACCTTCAACAATGAGTTTTCTTCGCGCGACATACGCCATCCCCGGATCCACCGGGGGCGTCTCTGCCGCGCACAACGTGACTCGATACCCCGCGAGCAGCCGCCCGTTGAAGTCGTCACTCGTGACGACGGCGACGATACAGCCGGATGACCGCGACGTAGACGAGTAGCCCCGACGAGGAGCGAGTCATGGCAACCGAACCAGTAGCAGCAAACCAACCAGCGAACCCACCCGACCCAGCAGCAGCCCCGCCCGGGGCACCAGCGGCAGCGGCCCCAGCGCCCGCGCAGCCGGCCCAGCAAGGCAAGAACGTCATCCTCCCGAGCCGCGCCTTCACCGAGCGATTGAAGAAGGCGGAGGAAAAGGGCAGGACGGCGTATCAGGCCGAGCTGGACAAGCAGGCGCAGGAGCGAGGCTTCGCCAACCATGCGGCCATGCTCCAGCACCTGGACGCACAGCGAACGACCCGAACGGCACCACGTCCGGCGGCCCCGGCCGCACCGGCGGCGGGAGATCCACCGGCCCCGCCCAAGAATCGCAATGACCGTCAGGCCATGGCGAAGTACGAGCAGGACAAGGCCAAGTGGAAGCGCGAGCAAGACCGGAAGGACGCCGAGATCCGCGAACAGAAGCGGCTGCGGCGCAAGGCAGAGAACCGGGCCAACGCCATTGAGGTGAAGGCCACCCTGGAACGCATCGCCCACGGCGTCGGGATCAAGGACACGGATTACGCCGTGACCTTGTTCACGCGCGCCCACGAAGGCAAGACCGAAGACGAACTGAAGGGGCTCGACGAAGAGGCGTTCTTCAAAGGTCTTCGGACACAGCATCCGTATCTGTTCGGCGAAGTCACTGTACCGGCCACCACGGGTACGAGCGGACCCGTGCCAGGCTCGCACGCGGCACCACGACCAGGCGCCACGGCGGCAGCGGCAGGAGCAGCGGGCAAAGTCGACGTCAGGGAGATGACGAAGCCGGAGTTCGAGGAGTACAAGCGCGCCAGGGGGATCCGAACCGCATCGACCGGGCTGGGGTAACGAGGGGCACGGGGGCTGACAGGCATCACCACAACCGAGAGAGAAAGAGGAAACCATGGACTTCTCAGTCATTCAGCAAGATCCGACGATCCGAGCCCTCGTGCAAGACAACGCGCTCATCCGCGAGTTCAAGGACGCGCTGTACCCGCGCAACCTGTTCCGCGGTGAGGCCGCCCCGGTGTTGCAGCCGGGACAAGCCGGTGATCAGTTCATCTTCACCGGGAACGGCCTGATGGCGCCCTCCACCAATCCGCTGCCTCCAGGGACGGAGCCCGAGCCGTCTCCGTTCGACAAGGAACAGTGGAACATGCAGCTCCACCAGTACGCGAACCGCTGCCCCGACACCAGCATGCCGACCAGCATCGTGGCGATCGCGAATCTGTTCACCAACAACGTCCACCAGCTCGGCCTGAACGCCGCGCAGTCGCTCAACCGCGTCGTGCGCAATCGGCTCTACAACGCCGGCATGAGCGGATGGACGGTCGCGAACGGCGCCACCGCCTCCGGGACCAGCCTCCCGGTCATGCGGCTCAACGGCTTCACGACCGCGCGGCGCCCAGACCTGACGGCCGGAAGCCCCGTGCAGTATTCGGCGGTGTCGTCCTCGAATCCGCTGCCGATCAGCTACATCGGCACCGACGGCGCCACCCACACCGTCAACGTGGTCAACTTCACGTCGACGTTCTCGGGCGACGTGGTCGGCCCCGGCACCCTCACGACCGACGTGAGTTTGCCGGTCGGGATCTTGAACCGCGGCGTGATCTGGAGCAACGACGCCACCTACATGGTGCGGAGCGGTGGCGGCAACGGCATCGACTCTCTGACGAGCACGACCAGCAACGGGTTTACGTTCGACCTGTTCCGCGCGGCCATCGGTCGCCTGGAAGACAGCAACGTGCCGAAGATGCCGGACGGCTTCTACCACAGCCACTTCAACAGCTACTCGAAGAACCAGCTTTTCAGCAGCGACGAGAGCCAGAAGCTCCTGACC